AACAACACTGTGGGCAACCAAATATATGGGGTAAACCCAAATTCCATCCTGATTGGTTTGGATGGAGCACATGTTTGAACAATGCGAGTCACCCTGGTGAATCGTTGCCGCATGACTTAATTGTCGTGGCTGTGGTTGACTACAAGAAACCTTTATTGGATCTTGTTCGTCAGCCATATTGGTCAAAGATGAAGCCATTAACAGACCATGAAAATCTGAATGGTATCCCCGGTTGTAAGTTCATTGATGCTATTAAATTAGACACATCAGTGGGTTACCCGTTGGGTGGTAAAAAGCGCCGCTTTATTATAGAGAATGAGCCTACACCCGACAAACCGTGCAATCGCGAATTCGACCCGTTTATTCAGGACGAAATCAATCGCGTCGAGTCTCTTTACAAAGAGGGATTGAGAGCCTTTACTATTGCCAAAGCTTGTAAGAAAGATGAAATCTTGCCAGTTGCGAAAGAGAAGTGCCGTATCTTTTATGGCAATCCCGTCGCACTTACATTCTTGGTGAGGAAATACTATCTCCCAGTTCTTCGCTTTCTCCAAATGAATCCCTTGGTATCTGAATGTGCCGTTGGAATTAACTGTTATGGACCAGAATGGGATGCTTTTTATAAGCATGTTACCCACTTTGGAACGGACAGGATTTTTGGAGGAGATTATGGTAAATATGACCAAAAGATTCCGAGTCAATTGTTACTCGCAGCCCTACGCATCTTAATTGATATTGCTAAGGAGTGTGATTACAATGAGCAGGATATCGTAGCCATGAAAGCTATGACGGGTGATTTAGTTTACTCGTTAATTGCATTTAATGGCGATTTGGTTGGCTTGACCACTGGTACTCATATCAGTGGAAACTCTCTCACCGCTGTCCTTAATGGAATTTGCGGATGTCTTAACCTTAGGAGTTTTTTCTTTAGCGTATATGATCGCAGTGAAGATTTCCGAAAGGTAGTACACATAATGACTTATGGTGATGACAATATTGGAAGTGTGGCTCCCACACATCCATTGTTTAACATCAAAGGTTGCTCTGAATTTCATGGAAAGCATGGACAAATTTATACTATGCCAGACAAGACTAGTGAACTTGTACCGTATTTGGATGTCGAGGATTTTGAATTTCTTAAACGTAAAAGCATTTATCACCCTAAATTAGGTGTTCATGTTGGCGCGTTGCTCGAGAAGTCGATTTTTAAGTCATTACATTGCTACATGCGTCCAAAAGGAGCCCCACTAACACCTGAACAAGCATGTGCCCAAAACTTGGATACAGCACTGCGCGAATGGTTCGGACATGGTGAGGAAATTTATGAGGAAAGACGTAAACAAATCAAGAAGGTTGCCCAGGACAATAATATCACGCATTTATGTGAATTGTTGGATTGGAGTTACGATGATCACATTCGTAATTGGCATGTGAAATACTCTCCCGATAGCGTTGAAGCTGAAGGAGAGGACGAAATCGTTTACACTAGGCAATCAGGTGATGAGTCAAGCTTATCTCACATAGCAGAAGCACAATATGCACATGCTGTGGAGGATGTACCATTAACTCAAGTTGGTAAAGATTACCCACTTTTCCTATTTGGAGAATTAGATCTTGTGTTCCAAGGTATTATTGGACATAGGAATATATATCTCATAGTTGAAGTTAAAAGGTCTGACAAACAAAGGCATAAAGCCAAGACTCAAATGTCCAGGTGGTTTGCAGGATTACGTGCTATAGCCCCCGCTGTAGACTTGATATCTGCTACCTATACTGGTATGAGATGGCGCATTCGTGAATCGCATTTTGGTAGTGAGAAGGCTGTGTATGATTACATGACCCGCGCTACTGTTACACCTTTCACGTGTGCAATGCTTGAGTATCTAGATGCTCTACCAGCCCGTCCAAGCGAGACGTTAAATCACTCCCAGTTTGAAATCTGATGGTTAGCAAAATTTCATTTTGTATATGGATACCATACGAACCTCTTTTGTTTATTATGAGTTAGTATAGGCTTTGCAAAATGTACATAGATGCTCCGGGTGGAGTGTCAAATGAACTATAGAACGTGTGTAATCGTAAC